AATACAGACTGGTACTTATCCATGACCATGATAGCTTCTTTCGTCATGCCCATGTCGTTTAGCTGTTTAGCAAATGACGCAAGACCAGTTGACGTATTCAAGTCAAAGTTACTAGCCATGTCGTTAAGCTGAGCAGCCTTCTGCTCTTCACGAGTCTTAAGACCAAACATACCGCCTAGTCCTTCAGCCATCATAGCACCAGTAGCACCACCACCTGCAGCAACCTGACCAAGAAGATCAGACATAGAGCCACCCATGTTAGAGATGGCTTGACGTTGTTTCATCAAATCATTGATACGCTCATCACGAAAAGAGTTAGGGTCTGCAAACATCCCTGCAATTGTATTAGCCATTGTCTACTCCTTACTAATTGTATTTCATTAGGCCAAGACCAAGCTGACCCATCATGTTGCTAGTACCTAGACCGGCAGCAAGGTTAGCTTGAGCTGCACCCAAACCACCCTGTAACAGAGCGTTAGCTTGTGTACTGCCTGCTGTAGAGCCATAGCCACCAAATGTACCACCCAGTTCAAGAGGAGTAAGACCAAGCTGTTCAATACCAACACCAGTCTGGAACAAACCAGTACCACGAGCGATAGACTGATCAAGTTCTGTCTGTGCTTGTGCACGAGCCTGTTGAGCTAAAGCTTGATCTGCCTGTGCGCGTGCTTGGTTAAGACCAAATACATCAGGCTGTACCATACCAGTACCTGCACCTGCTCCTGCACCTGCCATACGCATACCTAGACGACCTGAGCCGAACAAGTCCTGTTGCATCTGTAGGTTTTCTTGCTGACGAGAAGGAGCCATCATAGCTTGCATCTCATCGTAGTATTGCTGTGCATTAGCAGTAGTGTCAAATGACGTAGGCATTGCTTCACCAGCAGCCAACATCATCTGGTCACGCCAAGCCTGTAGTGCAGGGTCTAATTGATAACCTGCTGTCTTAGCGTCAGCATCAAAGTATGATGTACCAAGACCAGTCGTTACACTGTACGGTTTAAATGCTGCTGCATCTGATGCAATCTTAGCAGCCTCTAGTTGTGCTGCTGCTGCTTGCTTAGCTGCTTTACTTGATGAGCGGCTGCCCAGCAACCCAGCACCGATGCCTACTATATCTGAAAATCCAAAAGCCATTATATATTCCTCTTACCTAAATACTGCTATGCCGTAATCTTCTGCGTCTTTACGTGTCATGGCAGTTGAACCAACCACACCTGTATCACCGAAATACATTCTTACATTTCCTGTGGCTGCACTAACAACACCGCCTACAAATACATGATCTCCTTGCCCATGTGCTTGAGCTATGGCAGTAAAGTCATTATCAGGCATTGCAACAGTAAAGTTAAAAGTATAATCACCAACTCCGTTATCTGTGATACTGCTTACGTTACCATCGTCACGTATAATAGGTGTACCACTAGAAGCATTAAAGTTGCACCAAACACGACAGGCGTACATTGCTGCAGTAGAGCCTGTGACATTAAATAGACTAGCTACGTCATCGTCATCGTAGCCATCAGCCCAAGTAAAAGAGCCATCACCATCTGAACGTAGAAACTGAGAAGTAGTACCATTACCTGATACGTTCAGCTCATTTGCAGTAATTTCATTAGCGCCTACTTCAGCATTATTAACTGCCGTAGTAACAAAAGCAGTAGTAGCAATTTGAGTTGTGTTAGTTCCCGCTACCGCTGTAGGTGCTGTAGGAATACCAGTAAGAGCAGTATCATCTGCATTAGCCTTAGTAGCTATAGCAGTTTCAATTGCTTCAAACTCATCGTTAATTTCTGTACCTTTAACAATCTTTGCAGCATTACCAGAAGGTAACGTATCTTTAGACGCAAAGTCTGTTAATTTAGTGTAGTTAGACATTAGTAAACCCGTCCTTCTTTAGTGTAGATGTCTAGCTTCTGAATAGATAGCTGACTTCCTTCAATAGTTGCTTCAAATCCTACTTGTATAACACCGCCTGATCCTCCTACAGGAGCACGTACCGTATCAGATAGTGTACCAATCGTGTATTCAGCAGTAGTATTGTATTCTGCTACTCCATACTCCGCATTATTCTGCGTAGCAATTGATACTGGGAATGACGTATAGCTATCTTCATAATCATACCCAACTTTAACTACCATGTCTTGACCAGAGCCACCAATTAATGTAGTAGACAAACGCTTCAAGAACTTCTGTTTAGTTGCGTCACCAAAGTCAAAGTAATTGGTGTAGTATTTGATTGTGTAGCTATTTCCGTTATCTGAGTATCCATAGTAACGTGACATACCGTCAATACCTGTAAAGTACAGCGTATTGTTAGCTTCAATCATGTTGGTTTGTACTTGGTTATCCCAAACAGTGACACGTGCGGAGCCATCTTGTAGCATTGAACGTGTATCAAAACAATAAATACGTTTGTACTCAGGGATAAGTAAAAGATAGAAGGCTTCTGATGCGGAGTATACAGATTTAACTGCAGTAGGATCAGAATCCAAAACCGCACGTACCAACTCATCACGTATGTTCTTAGATAGGTCACGCATTGGCTGTGACTTCTCTTGAATCAAACGACCAAGACTACGTAAACCATCCTTAGCTAGGAACAGAATGTCAGTACCAGTGTTCTGTACGCTGTCACGCGAGATACAACCAACACCTGAAATAACCTCTACTAGTTTCATAGTAGCAGGGTTAAGTGAGGTATCACCGTCTGTATCCCCGTAGATAACTACGTTGTCTTTACAGAAAATAATCAAACGACCTGCATGTGCACCTAGTGCAACAATCTCATCGTTACCTTTGACTAGTACACTAGATAGGTCAATGCTACCCGCAGTACCATCTTCCCAGCTTGTACCATCTAATAGGTTAGACCAGTATACAGTTGTTTTGTTTTCTTCAGTATCTGCAGCCCATAGTCGTCCGTAAGCAGAGATAACTGTGTTTGCACTAGGAGGAGTACCCTTATCCCATGTAGCTGTAATAGTACCACTAGCATTAGATGTTGGAATACTAGGAATAGTAAAGTAATAAGAATTACTATCAATTACAGTAATGGTAAATGTACCATTGTAATCAGAAGGTGTAGCTCCACTAAATGTTACTTCTGTTCCGTCAAGTAATCTATGGTATGTATGCGATACTGTAATCTTTTCAATACTAGCTACAGTAGTTCCTGTTGCATCTTGTGTAGGAATACTAGACATTTCGTAATAGTATTCATCATTAGATGTTACATGAATTGTAAACGTACCGTTATAGCCAGTCTCATTAGCACCGCTAATCTTCACTTCATCGCCTGTAGCAAAACCATGACTATCATGCTCTACTACAGCAATTTTAGAATTAGCTAATACAGTACCAGTAGCATCTTGTGACGGAGAACTACTCATAGTGTACTCGTATGTATTATCATCAAGTACAGTAATGGTAAATGTACCGTTATACTCTGTCTCGTTAGCACCGCTAATGATTACTTCATCGCCTGTAGCGAGACGGTGATTAAGATGTGTTATTTCTGCAACAGTTCCTGAATGTGTAGCTGAAATTACATGTGTATTTAGAAGTGTAACATCCCATGTATTAACCATTGTAACAGTAGCTGTGTTTGTAGCACTTGTTACATCGTCTAGCACACCTGTTGTAGGGTTGAAGTAGATTGGTTCATAGCCTCGTTGAAACAAGTAAGCAGCATCATTAAGCGTAACTGCTTGCCAATTACCGTCTTCAATTGTGCTACTACCACTGTACGTGACAGGAGTTAATGTACTTCCGTCTACAATGTAAAAACCTGTGTCAGACCACGCACCAAAGTAACGATCACCATTGATGTCAATGAACTCATGAGCACCAAGTAAGTTAACGCCTGTATGCCCTGATGTTAATAGCTGCCAACCTTTACGTGCACCAAGACGACCATACTTATCTATGACACAGTTGTCTGCTTGCAGCGCAAAACCAGCAGCGAGAGTAATAGAACTCTCCTGAGTGTTGAGCCCGTAGAATCCCGGAGCTGCAATACTTGCTGACTGTAGTGGTTTAGCCATTATACTTCCGTCCAGATTAGTTCTTCAGGATGTTTGACAGCATCTAAACTAATAGCATCATTTAATGAGCGAGTAGCTGTAATGTATGCTGAAGATGCCCCAACACCACCGTCTTCTCCACGTTCTTCAATTGCTTTAGCGTATGCCAACAAAACAATAGGTTGTGTAGGTACTTGAGTTGAATCAGAAACATTTTCTAAATCAGCTTCTCGCTGTACAACATTAAATCTTAATGAGTAAACACCGTTAGGTATAGGGTACAAATCTACAAGAGTATCACCGTCAGTAGATACACCGTTAAAGCTGTAATAGAAAGGAGAACCAGTTTCAGTGTCTGTCGTTAAAAACATTTTATTCATCCAATGTGCGTCAGCATACTGCATAAACACATCGTCTGTATCATTCACGACATCCAAAACTTTTAATCGGTTCTGTGAACCATTTAGTTCATAGTTAAATGTATTTGCAGAAGTAGTAACTGTTAATGAAGTACGTAAAGCACTCCAGTCCCAAGCGTCCTCTACTTCTCTCTTCGCATCATTAATTAAAACACCAATTAATGCGGAGTAAGCGTTTTCGTTTACTGAAGAAACTTCTCGTTCTCTGAGGCGCTTCAGTACATTGTTTACCATTTGAAGGTACGTCATGTTATACACCGTATTTATGTAATTGAGGGTAGCATAAAACTACCCAAAAGTCAAGCATTATTTAGTAAGTATCGTCACCGCCAAAGCTGTCCCAGTCATTACCAGAACCATCTGCAGTAACACCAGTCCAACCACCATAGTCAGAACCACCAGTGTAGCTGTTACCGCCTGTATCTGTGTAGTAACCTGAATTACCGCCTGAGATAGAACCAGAGTTAAGCTGATTTAAAGTATCCATCATACCCATAGTACGCTGTAAGTTTTGTTCTTGCTGCGCTAAATAATTAACAGGCTCTGGTACTGGGTAAGTCGTAGCTTGTCCGTATGTAGCACTAAACTTATAAGGATCAAAGATTTCAGGAAACATACCACGAGTAATTTCTGTTGGTGTTCCTGTCACAAGACTACCAGAACCAGTACCTTTATCCCCAAGTACTACGTCACCATCACGGCCCATTAAGTAATCAAGAAAACCTTGACTCTTTGTAGCTTCGTTCTGAGCGTTACGCACGTACCCTTCAATCTGGTTATCAGTAAGGAATACGTTACCTAATCCAAAAGGAATAACAGCACGTGCAAGCTTAGCAGCCATAGGATTATCTAACAACATACGTGCGCCTTTGTAACGCTCTTCCATTGTAGGCTCAGGCATCTCTTCTGTATCTGCATCTTCATCAGCACGTACACAAGCACCATTACGTAATACGTAACCTACTGGGCAGTTTTGCTGTATTTGACCAAGAGGAGTACTTGTTTTAACTTCCTCTGCTTGTGGTGTATCTAACATACCACCACCGCCTAGTACACCTGACGCACGTTGCTGAGCTAAACGCATCATGTAATCAGCCATTGTTTCTTCTGGCTGCTTAAAGTATCCGGCATCATAAGTTACGCCAGTGTATTGTGGTAAGTCTGCCATTAGTAACTCCAAATGGTAGGTCTAGGAGACATCTCTGGTTCTTCACAGATGTCTAAATGAATGAAACGGCCTGAGCCTTTTTGCTGTATGCCAATACCAGTAAATAGACCAGAGCTAACAGCAATGTCTAGTAAGCGGTAAGCATCGCCACGATCTACTGCAAGGTCCATAGCCTTACCTGTCGTGTGTGCACCTGCTTTAGATTTTTTAGCTTCAATAGGATGCTCAGGACAACGGTAGCCAGAAGTAACAATCAACGGTTTACCGTATTGTTCACGAATCTCGTCCATGTATTCCATGAATAGTGGGTCCATCTTAGCCTCACCGCAATGGCTACATGCTACTTCTTTCTCGCTAAAGTATTTAGACATTACTTCTTCTTCTCCATGACACCTTCAAACGCACCACCACCAAAGTAGAAACCAACGATAGCTAACATGATCTCACCTAGCCACATTTCGTTAGCAAACTCTTTAGCTTTTTCAACTGCGTTTAAATCAATGACTCCGTATAATGATCCTAGTACACCATTTGCCATGATGAACAGAAACATAAACGTAAAGCCAAATGCAATTACACGTTGTGCTATTTTAAACGGTGCGTAAGCTGTAAGCAAATCAGTACGTGCCTTAGACTTAGCTGCAATCTCTTCTTCTGTGCTTGTGTGCATAGAATCAATAAGGTCGATACCTTTAGAGATTACGTCACCTGTGCCAAAGAGTGTAGAAAGAATACCCATGACCTATCCTATTTAACTGCAGCATCCGCTGCTAAACGCCACTCAAGTTCTTTAATAGACAAACGCATCTCTGCAATGTCAGCTTGATTAGCATACTTGTACATGACAGTTTCCATCTGGAGCTGTATGTCGTTGAGTGTCTTGAAGTTCCATGCGACTAAAGCAAACAATAATCCCATGACACCCTGCAGTATTTTTTGTTCCATGTCTCTATCTCATAAACCAGAATAGAGCACTTACAGCTGCCGTAACTACAATCCAAAAAAGACGTTCAGCAAACTTACTAACATTTTGGTTAGTACGTATAATGTCTGCTAAACTATCTACATCATCTTCTGTCTTGTCCATACGTAGTTCTAAGCGATCTACTCGTTTGTTGTTAGAGATAAGTTGTTCTTCGACACGCACAATCTTTGTCACGGCATCAGTGAGCTTATCAATCTTTTGTTCAAGTCTATCGAAGCGTGACTCATCCATTTTACGCCTCGTTAATCAATAATAGAATTATTTACTAGTATTGTTTTTAACGTAGCGTCATCTGCAGCAGCATCAATTTCAGCTTGAATACCTTCATACTTAGCACGAATAGCTGCACGAGCTTCCTCAGCAGCAGCTGAATCAGCATTAGGAATTTGCTTCATAATAACTTCATCATGCGGAGCAAACTCTTCTGCACGTTTAGCTCTACGCCATTCATGAGACATTTCTTTTGCTTTAGTCATGTTTACGTTAATCATTACGTTATACCTTATGCGTTGTAATTAGGATGCTGTGGGTCATCTGCAAACATGTCATAATCCCCACCAGTGCCATCAGTTAATGTAGACTCTTCTACTTCCCACGCATCACGGAAAATACGATCTGAAGGAATGTCTGTTTCATCTACAATTTTATACGCTTTACCTGCAGGTACATCCTTTTCCGCAATCTGCTCTAGTGTGTAAAACTGTAGTGCGTTTTTAGAAGGAGAGATGACAGCAACGCCACCCTCATCTGTTTTATAAATAATACACTTTGCCATTTTAGTTCCCTTATCTAAATACTGCTATACCGTAGTTAGCACGGTCTGCTCTATAGTTAGCTTTTGATCCCCAAACACCTGTAGTACCAAAGTACATACTAACAGAAGTTGTTGAAATACTGTACACACCGCCTATAAAAATGTGGTCGCCTTGTCCATGCGGGTTATCACATACTGCGTAATCATTATCAGGAAAAGCAGTAGACCAATTAAAACGGTAGTTACCTGTCCCTAAATCAGTAATACTACTAACATTACCATCGTCACGTATAGTAGGAGGACTAGCTGACCCGTTAAAGTTACACCATGCACGACACCCGTATACAATACCTGCTGAACCATAACCATTATTCATACGGAATGTATTAGCTACAGTTGTATTAGTATTGTTAACTTCTAGTCTCTCTGCACCGCCTGTAACAACACGCCACTGATCTTCAGCATGGAACTGCATGTAAGTGTTAGTATCTCCATCATGCTGAATACGATCTTGTAGTGTTATGTCCTCAACATCAACAATGTTGTAGTTGTTCATGTCAAGGTTAGAGTTAGCGGACTTACGCATGTAAAGCAAATCATCACTAATGTAACCTGCTGTAGCATGGTTGCCCCAACCGTATGCAGTATCCCAGTTAGCTGTGTTACCGCCTGAGTATGCTGTAGCATTAACTGTACCTGCTACATCTAATGTAGAAGTAGGACTACCAGTGCCAATACCTACGTTACCTGATGAGTCAATACGCATACGTTCTGCTGTACCAGAGCTGCCACCCATAAACTTCAAGTCACGTGATCCATCCCAGATAATAGCGTTTTCAGTCGTACCAACATCTAAAGAAATACTAGATATAGAAGACTTAGTAGCTTTTATAGCTACATTTCCTGAATCCTCTACTTGCAACTTAGCACTAGGACTACTAGTACCAATACCTACGTTACCGCTGGTATCAAGGATCATTTTAGATGCGTTATTGTAGCGTATCTGGAATATGTCACTATTAGACTTATCAAGACGCAACGACCACTCAGAAGCACCACCATTATCGTTAGTAAGGAGCAACTCAGGGTCAGATGATGCACCTGTGCTTTCTATCTGGAGTGTAGCGAAAGCACTATCAACGATATGTAAATTTTCACTGGGACTACTAGTACCAATACCTACGTTGCCTGTTGAGGTAATACGCATACGTTCTGAGATGTTTGTCTCAGCTGTACCCGCACCACCGTTTGTACCAAAAACTAAAGCACCTGCAGTACCTCCTGTTCTTGGAGACCAAACTGACGCACCATAGTTGTCGTAGTTTTGAAACGCAATGCCTGCCCTAGAGTTATTTGTCGTACTAAAGTTTACTACCCTAATACCAGAAACAGAATCTGTTGCGTTATTAGTTTCAAAAGTATCTAATAGTTTTTGAGGTGTTGTTAAACCTACGCCTACTTTATCAGAAACAGCTGTACCACTAACGTCAACACCTGTGGAGGTGGTGGCAAACTTCTTAGCATTATCATAGTACAAATCAACTGAGCCATTATTGTTAAATACGGCTAAACTTTCGTCTGCACTATCAGTTTTTCTTCTTATCTCAACACCAAAACCATTACTGCCAAGTTTTAAATTACCTTCCCCTCTGTCTTGAATCCAAGAATCAGCAGTATCATGGAAAATCTGCAAATCATCAGAAGCACCGAAGATGGCTTTGTCGTTGTCTCCGAAGCTAAGGTTGCCAGTGATGCTGTCACCAGTGTTTAACACGTAGTTGTCAGGAATGCTTTGTAATGCTGAGTCAGCTAGTGCACCCTGTGCTGCTGTAGCGTAATCAGTTGATGCTGTAGTCGCTGCTGTACCTAAACCAAGGTTAGTACGTGCTGCTGCTACGTTAAGAACATCAGAAAGGTTATTACTCTGTAAAAGAGCACCCGACAAGGACGCATACGCTGCGACCCATGTACTACCTTCATAAACCTTCATGACATCATCAGTTGTATTGAAGTATAAAGCACCTGCTACAAGAGCATTACCATCATTATCAACAGTAGGATCAGTTACTTTTTGTCCAAGGTAACGATCATCAAATGAATCAAGGGCTGCTAGTGCTGCATCTTTAGCTGCTTCTGCTGCTGTCTGCGATGACGCTGCTGCACTCTCTGAAGCTGCTGCATTAGTTTCTGATGCAGCTGCATTCGCTGCTGATGTTGCAGCTTCAGTCGCTTTTGTTGTTGCAGTAGTAGCTGAAGCTGCTGCGTTAGTAGCACTAGTTGAAGCCTCTGCTGCTTTAGTAGTAGCTGTTGCTGCATCTGCTGTTGCCCCTGCTTCACTTGCTGCTGCTGCTGTAGCACTCGCTGCTGCGTTAGTCTCGCTAGTTGCTGCTGCAGTTGCAGAGTTAGCTGCATTAGTTTCAGACGTAGATGCTGCTGAGGCTGAAGACGCTGCTGCTGTTGCAGAACCTGACGCAGCTGTAGCTGAACCTGCTGCTGCAGTTTCACTAGCTGACGCATTGGTTTTTGATGCCAAGGCATTAGTTTCAGACGTAGCTGCTGCTGAGGCTGACGCAGAGGCTGCTGTAGCTTGAGTAGTTGCTGTAGTAGCTGATGCACTAGCAGATGCTGCAGAGACTGCAGAAGCCGTCTCTGACGCTGCTGCGTTAGCTTCTGATGTAGCTGCATCGTTTGCACTAACGTCTGCTGCAATTGCACTAGCTGCTGCTGCAGTTTCTGAACTAGCTGCATTAGCCTCTGAAGCAGCTGCATTAGTTTCTGAGGTAGAGGCGTTAGTTTCTGAAGTTGATGCGTCACTAGCTGATAAAGACGCAGAAGCAGCTGAAGTAGCTGCAGAGGAGGCAGATGTTGCAGCTTCTGTTGCTGACTGAGCAGCATCTACTGCTTGTTCTGTTACGGCTGTTACAGTAGCATCAGTAGTTGAATCACCTGCGCCACCTATGCCACGATAGATTGCCATTTACAATCTCCTATTTTATCTTTGCGATGGACTCAGGGCATTAAGCCCATTGGAAAGAAAGCGGAATAGCCTCCGAAGAAGCTACCCCGCCAGTCAGCATTATGCTGGTAGAGCTAGAATGATACCTGACTCTGAACGTAGAGTTTCTACACCGTAAAGAGTGTCAGAAGTGAACAGAGTTGATAGGTATTCTTGCTTGTACTGAGTTTGTGAACGAACGCCCATCTGCTCAGCAAAGACAATTGCATCTTTGTGCATTAGGACAGCAGCTTTAACGTCAACACCGCCGTTAGCGTTTTGAGCAGCAGTCTCAAGTACAGGACAGTTAGTAGATACTAGGACAGGGATACCGTATAGAGTACCGATCTGGCCTTTGATAGTACCAGCACCACCGAAGTCAGAAGACATGTAACGATCAATACCACGAATAGTGTTAACCGCTGATGGAGGTACAACTAGGACACGGTTGTCCATTGGTACGTCTTCGTCATCAAGAAGCTGAATAGCATCACGTAGAGCAAGGTCAGAGAACAAGTCAGTAGCAGCAACAGTGTCAGCAACGTAAGCAGCTAGACCGTTAGAGCCATCAACGTAGTACTTAGTGAAGTTAGCAGTAGCTTCAGCAAATAGGTCAGTATCAACCTGTTTCGCTAGAGCATAGCCAGCATCATCAGTGTAGAACTTACGTAGAGAAGCCTGAGCCTGAGTCTCAACGATGTCTTCAATTAGACGTGAGTATTCGTAGTGTTTGTCGATAGTAACAATTACTTCAGACTCAGTAGCAGCCTGTAGAGTTACTTGAGTTGATGCAGCTTTAGCAGACGCAGTACCACGAGTAGGCTTAGGAATGTGAATAGTATCACCTTTCTTACCTTTCATTGGCATTTTGTTTACTACGTTAGCTAGAACTAGAGAGTTCTTGTACGCTGCTACGATTTCGTCTGACCACAGTTCAGGAATAAACTTGTCAGCGGTTGCTTTGGTTACGTGGTTAGTACCTAGAGCCATTTTAATTTACCTCAATAGTGTTATTTGACACGGCCTTCAGAATAAGCAGCAGTAATCTCATCTGCTAATTCAAGGTAACGTGCCGGATCATTTTGCATTAAGTTGATAATGTCAGCACGACGATACACCTTGCGAGAACGTCCTTCACCGCCACCTTTACCACCACCTGTTGCAGCAGCTTTACGTTGACGTGACAACTCTTTCTCTTCTACTTCTTTTGTCTGACTCACGACACGCTGGCGCTCTTTCCATGTAGATAGTAGCTCATCTGCTGAATCAACATCGTAGCCACGGTCTGCACGGTTATACAGTTCCATACGTACTTTACTACCCTGTACCCACTCAGAGAATGCAGGATCACCTAGCACTTCTTGGTAGTCAGGATGTTTAGCTTTCAAAGTAGCCATCGCAGCCTGTTGTTTCATGGCAGCAGATGCTTGTTCTGCTTCCCTTACTTTAGGATGCTTGTTAATAGCAGCTTCAATTGCTTTTTGTGGGTCTTCAAAGAAGTCGATGTCGTCTTCTTCTTCCTTGGGCTTTGCAGCTTCTGTCTGAGATAAGATAAAGTTATCTACTAGTTTGCGTAGTTCACCAACCTCTGAACTCTGACGACCTAGCAGCTTCTCAGCTTCTTGGTGCATTCGAACAATTTCTTTGGCGCTTTTGCCTCGGTATTTGTCCGGTATGTCATCGTCTTCATCCTGCGTAGCCTCTGGCTCTGCGGGTTGTTCCTCTGCTGAGTTGTCCGGTTCTGTGTCCGGTTCATCAAAGGATGTGTACTCTTCGCCCTCTGGTAGGGTTTCATCTTGATAATCATCATCAAGTAGTTCTGCCATTATAAACTCCGTACTGATAACAGTATTGTGGATAAAATTAAGAAGAGGCCCATGCCCAAAGCTGTGGGTTTATTCTTCACTTTCTTCCTTAACTTGGTTGTAAGCAACTTCTACGGATGCTTCCCAGTTAAGAAGTTTGTCCATGATCAGCAGTTGACCTTGAACGAACTTGAGTGCCTTCTCATCTGGTACATTACGTACATCAAATGTCTTAGCGTTTTCTGCTACATCTTCGATAAATTGTTTCCAACCATCGGTCGTGAATAAATCAAAGTATGTTTCGTAGTACTTTTCTAGTTCAGGAGTCATTGACTTTATCCCTGTTGTATGTTAATAGTGCCTGTAACCATAGCACACTTTAAAGCATTTGTCAAGTCTTTTCTTTACTTTTCTGCAACTTTTTTACGTGTAGTAGAAGACGGCTTCTTAGCCGCCTCCTCTAAAGCGATAAGACGTTTATCAATCTCACGCAACACTTCGTTCACAGCTTTGACTACATCCTGTATATCTTTCTGTGTTACCATTACTTGTTTCCTTTCATTGATGCCATACGCATTTGGTTACGCATTGCTTCTGCTTTAATGTTTAAGTCTTTCTCTTTCAACGCCAACTCTGCAACCTTAGTTTTGTTTTCAAAGTCTTGCTGAGTTGGGTCTTCATCACGCATACCCACAGACATGCTACGAATACGTTCAGACTCTGCATCAAACGGTAGCAACTGTGTCTCAACATTGTTCTGCTGTACACGGCTGTTAATTTCAGCAACCTGTGCTTGCATGTATTCAAGTTGAAGTTGAGCTTGCTGTAGCTGTAGCTGAGCTTGTGCCTGTTGCATCTGCTGAGCTTGTGGATCAGGCTGTGCTGCTTGCTGAATCTGAGCAATCAAGTCTTCACGGTTCGATAGGTTCATGTTATCAATGATTGATTGAACCAACGTGACGTACAATGGACTGTCTTGACCCATAGTTTGTAGCAACTGAACAAGCTGAGTCACTTCGTATTCACGTGCAATGATGCCTAGTGAAGAAGAAGAGATGAACTTGTAGTCCTGAACAGGGTATAGCTCAGGGTTAAACTGCATGTAACGGTGTGCAGCCTTAGTCACGAACGGAATCAGGAAGCTATCTTGGAAGTTAATCAATGTACGCTTGTGACGTTTGATGATTGCACCAAGAGACATGCTAATACCAGCTGCTGTAGCCTCAGAACCAGCAAATGATGGGATACCTGCAGTATCAATAGCACCTGTAGCTTGCTGAACCATCTGCTGTAGCTGTGCAGACTGGTTAAACGTGTTAGGATCAAGGTTGCCAAACTTAAATGGCTGCAAGATTTCTGCAGGATTACCGTTAGTAAGCAAGGTTTTTCCGGGCCTCACTTCCATCTTAGCACCACGTGGTAGTCGACTAGCGTCAACCGCCATCATTGGGTGTACAGTTAAGGCAAGAGCGTCTATACGTGCACGAAGTTCTGTGTCAAGAGCCTTCTGACTGTTGTATCCCTTCTCACAAACACCACGACCCCAAAAACGTGACGGTACATTGTCCCATGCAAAGGCAACAACTGGACGATCACCCATCATGTAAGGGTTAGCTTCTAGCTTAAGTAGTTCAGATTCGTTAGCAATAACTGCAACAACCTCAACATACGCCCCTGTCATCATGTCTTCAGCGTCTTCTTCGCTTTCGTAGTCACCGTACATCTCTTTATTGTAGATGTCTGCAGGAACTTTACCGTAATACGTAGTTAGACGCACTTTATCGCTGTCATATTGCGTTTCTTCTTCAGAATCGAAGGCAATAGCGTCATCGTATGAACAGTTTTCTAGGTCAACATCGAAGTAAATACCTGATGCAATACCTTCTTCAACGATGTGTTTAGGTACAAACTTGTCGATTGCAACGCCTAGAGCCTCTTCTACGTTAGTGGCAACAGGGTCAATCAAGAAGTTCTGTGGTAGTACAGGTACTAGTTTAGCAACAAAGCGTTGTTTCTCTGTTACACCAATAGCTCGCATAGCACCATCAAGTGCAGGACGTGTAGCAGGAGCTAGTTCAGTGACTTCTTCTAGTACAATCTCACCGATACCAGTACCGTAGATGGCTGCGTTAAGGATACACTCAGCTACAGACTTACGAGCTTTAACAAACTCCATGTCTTCTTCTAGCTGAGAGCGTAGCATCATGATGTCAGCAGGGTTCTGATCTGCTTTATCGTCACGGATGTCAAACCATTTACCACGGCCAAACGTAGCTTCTTCTACTTCTGCAACGCTAGACTCTACAGCCTGTTGCAAGGCAGGAGAAATAAGGCGAGAGCGTTCACTCTGACGCATCTTATCTTCTTCAGCCCAAATACCACGCCATAGACGGTAGTATTCTTCATGATCATTTCTGTAAGTTGTATCGTAGTGGTCACGCCAGTCTTCACACTTTGACATGATCCATGTTGTTAGGTCATTACCGAACTGTAGTTCGTTATCTTCATCATACATAGCTTAGTATCCTGCTATCGGGTCAAGCATTTCAAAGTCATCTTCTTCCCACTCATCATAGTAGACAACCGAAGCCATCTGGTCTATGTATGCAAGGGAGTCGATCAAATCGTCATGCACTAATTGGTTAGGGAATTGAAACAACTGGTCAAGGAACTCATTATTCCAATCCCCTTTGTTCAGTGTAATGTTGCCGTGTTCAAAGCGCCCTTGTAGAGCCCAGACAATACGGTCTATCTTGTTCTTGTTACCGTGCGTCAGTTCTTCTAC